AAGCTGAGAAAAAAAATCTTCAGCCACAGTATCGTTCTCAATAGGGGCTACTTGTTCTAGGTTTGCTTTTTCAGCATCATCCATAAGTAGGTTGTCCTGTGTATTTTCGCTCATACTGTACTCCTTCTAATTTACTGTATGTTTTTCTTATTATCAACACTATTCTTTTTTTCTAGTGCTAATTCTTTTTTTGTTGCATCTAAGGCATTTTTCATTTGTCCTCTTAGTATTTCTTGTTGTGCTTGAGTTTTATGAAGTTCCTTGTCAATAACTTTAGAACCCTCAACTATTTTATCTTGTATTCCAGATTGAACTACTTGTCTTTCTAGGGTTTGTATTTCCCCTTGTTGATTTTTAATAGTTTCTTCATACTGAGCTACTTGTTGTTGTAATTGAGAGTATAAACTTTTTCTTTGTACTAATGCTTTTTTGTTTCTTATGTCAGTTTGTTCTAACATTGCTATATCATCTATTAAACCAGCTTGAAACCATTTAAAGTATTCATCTTGTAAAGCCCATCTATTTACAGGTTGTGTAGCACCAGCTACTATTCTTATATCAAATTTAGCCGTTTGATAGTCGTTAAATCTTTGTATAACTTCACCAAAATCATTATATATAGGAATATTAATTGAAACTTCGTTTACTTCACCTTCAGTAGCTCCAGCTTCGGGTTGTACTATTCTAAATACTTTTTGTGAAGAATAAGTAAATTGTGCTACCTCTTTAAATATTTTTCCTAAATGTTCTAATGCTGGTTCTACGCAATTGTTTACCCATTGTCTAATTCTTCTTGTTCCATATTCATCCATTGCTAACATACCACGATAAGTTTCATGACTATCTTGTCCAACTCCTTGCATACTAGATGAAATACCACTAATATATTCAATATCGTTTTTTCCCTCTTGAGTTACTTTATAAAAAGCATTATTAATAGGTAAAGGTTGTATTGCTGTAGGAGACTCAAAACCTTGTCTATATTTTAACATAGCTCCTGGAGAACTAGAATATTTTTCCCATTCTTCTTCGTCTATAGCTCCCTCGGTATATAACCATCTTAAGTTAGAAGCTAAATTAGCATTGTGTAGCATAATTTGGTGAGCTTTATTTATTTCTCTTTGTTTTCCAATCATAGGCAAAACTGCTCCCATAGGAAAAGGTGTTCCCGTATGACTATACACAATTGGAACTATAGGATATTCTTCTATAGGCAATATTGCTTCATATAAATACATATCACCAGCAGAAGCACAAACTTTTATTTGAGTTTTAAAAAAATCTATTGAATCTACTACAGATTCAGTATAAGAATCTGATTCTAATAATTTTTCATATATATCTTTTTTTACAGTTTCTTGTACAGTTTTTGTTTGTTTTCTTATAAGTTCAGCTTGCATCATTGCTTTTGTTTCTTCTATTTTAGCTTGCATTTCATCTTGAAACTTTTGCAATTCTAACTGCATTCTTTCAGGTAAAATTTCACCTTCTTGAACTAAAGCATTTAACTCTAATTCTTTTTCTTTTAATTGTACACTTAACTCTTCAATTAATTTTTGTACTTCAAGAGATGCTTGTTCTTCAATTTGTTGTAATTCTTGTTTTGTAGGAGGTTGTTTTCTAAAAACATTAACAAAAGCAACTTTCTCTTTTGTATATACTTCATAGAAATCTAAAATTTCGTCTTGTTCACCTTCTAAAGTGTAAGCTTCATTTTCAACATCTCCAGGTAATACATTTTCTGCTTCATGAATGTCTCTTTGAGAATATTGTTTGCTTTCAGTAGAACCAGTAGCTCTAACAATTTTACTTTTATATTGAGGTAATAATCTTACTAAACTAGTCTTAGATATATTTTTTTGTACAATAATATAACTAGCATCTCTAAATAAAAAATCTCTACATACTGGGTCTACATAAACATCATAAGGGTCAATAGAATCAAATTTAACTTCTCCTATTCCTTCATCAGCATTTGGGTCTACATCTAATCTAAAATAACCTACTCCTTTAACTAATGAATCTTGTATAACATTACTAAATAAACTTTTTCCACTTGATAAATGCCAACAATATTCAGCTATCATACTATGAATATGAGCTATATCAGAATCACTTCCTTCAACTCCTACTGCTTGCCATTTTGGATTATTTGCAGTTACAAAATATTTCATTATTTCTATAGAAGGTGTAATTCTATTTATAATAAAATCTGGCATACCTCCTTCACGTAAATCTTCTAATTCTTCTGCTGACAATTGTTCATTTAAATAAAAATCCATACTTTTTTGAGAATCAGTAAACCATTTTTTTCTAAAATAATTATTTGCTTTATTAAATAATTGTTTATTTATATCAGCTTTATTTTTTCTTCCACGCTTAGCCATTATTTTTTCCTTTTTTTGCCCTTGCCCCAATTATTCATCATATCTGAATATGCTTTTGGGCTAATAGTACTTTTTCCTTTACTTCTACTTTTACCAGCTTTTCTTCTTTTGTTAATATTTTCAACTAAGCTCATATTAATCTCTTATTTCAAAGTGTGGCAAGTCATCAAAATTATTATCTTTTAATTTAGTATCCCTATTCCAGTCTCCACCCCAACGTATAGTTAAACCCATTGAAGCTGCAATACCTTGTACAAATCCAGCAAAATATGTAAATCGTTCTCTATCTTCCCAATCTATAGGATAAGGAGCAACATCTACAGCTAATGATGGATATTGATTATGTCTACCTTTAGGATATTTCAATTTACTAAACCCGTTAACAAATAATGAGTCTTGTTCTGCTTGACCTCTATGTCCTTGTATAATTGTGCAGTCAAAATCTTCAACTACTCTTTCAAATAATTCAATTAACCTAGGGTCGCAAGTATTTAATTTTTCTTGTGATTTTTTTCCAAAACTTGGCATTAATCTCTTAGTCCTTTTAAATAGTCTACTATTCTATCTCCCATTTTACCAAGCATACCAGAACCTCTCATACCTTCAGATTGCATGGGAATATTTGTTTTGTCTTTATAAGCAAAATGTGCTTCTCTTGTCATTGGACCTGCAAGACTATCTATATCGCCTTTGTAATATCCATACTCTTTTAAAAATTTTTGGTAATTAGCAATTTGCGTTTTATCTAAACCTACAAATGGGTCTTCCTTGTTACCAAACTTACTTAAACCTTCTTGTACTTTTTGAGCTCTTTGTCTTTTAGCAAAATCTTCTTTAGATTCACTTTTATATCTTTTATTTTGTGGCATATCTATTCCTTATTTTTTATAAACTTTTTCTGATGCTGAAATACCAAACGAACCTAATGTAACCCAAACAAATGAGTTATAAATATAATCATTAACCATTAATTCAATACCAATAATTCCCATAGCTAAATCTACAATTCCAAATATACACATTAATGCAAATGAAAGAAATCCAATGATGTTCTTTTCGTTATACTCGTTTTTATCTTTAAACAAATCCCACATTATGATGTTATCCAGCTTTTAGCTTTTCTTTTTGGTTTATACCATTTTGGTTCTTTTTTTGTCCCACTTTTTTTATAATTAGGGGGAAAAGCGTGCAAATTAGCATAATATAGTCCCTCAATTGTATCATCATGAGCCATTCTTGGTCCAAATGTAATGATTTCGTTAATTAAATCAAACATATTTTCTCTAAAATATAAAGAACCTACACTAAAGATACCAGATAAACCTGAATAAATTCTATTTCTTTTTTGTGTTCCTCCTGGTTTCTCGGGAATTACACTAATATCATAACGATTAATTCTCCTCCTTTCGTCATTAAGTGCTTGGAATACACTACGATTCATAGCAACGTCTTCTACTGTTGCACTACTACAATTATATTTTTTGTACAAATCAATAATGTAATCTACTACTCCTTTCTTATCAAATATTTTACCATCTTTGTCTTTTGCTCCTAATGTAGGAATACTACGATGTCTTTCATATTCTAAAACATAGCGATTATTATTTGCATCAACTGCAATAACCATTATTACACTAAAATCAGATTCTTTAGTATCAATATCGGTAGCTGGGTCACAACCAATAAAAGTAGTAACTGGAGTTCTATCTCCGTCATTAACTATATAACCCATTTTATCGTTTTCATCATATTCATAAAAACCTTTCCAATATTTTATATGTTTTTGCGACCAAATAGAATCTTCTTCAGATTGTACTTGCATCATATACTCTTGGTAAAATTTAGAAGGAGTTCCACTATCTTGATAGAATTTTTTCTTTTCTTCTAATTTAGAAATTGGAAACCACCCAGGCCACAAAGAAGTCCCATCTGGCAATATAGCTTTATATGTAATTACTCTCCATGCAAAATCTTTTTGGCTTTCTCCTTGACGAGCATAATTAACGATAAGATTATTGATAAAGCTATCAAAGTGAACAGGAGTACCGTTAACCCTAAGCCTACCAGTATGAGGCTCAATAGCAGGATAAACAACAGCAGTAACAAGATTGCTGTTTTTAGCCCTTGCTTCAGCCGTGATAGTATTTGCTTCGTGCTCAAAGTCGTCAAGGATAATGAGGTCGTATCTTTTATGTAACTTAGCACCTCCCCTAATACCCGCAACATTTGATTTACTAATAAGTTTACATCCATTTGATAACTCCACATCTTCTTCTGTCCATTTTTTCCCCTTTAAATTACCAAAATAATATTTTATTTTGTCGTTATACTCAAAATGATATTTAATATAATCCATATTACCAGTACTAAGTTTTTGCGTAGCAGATACCCATGCATAAAATAACATATCGTCTTTAGGACAAAAACAAAAGTCCTTAATAATTGAACATTTAGTTAATACAGTTTTTCCATGACCACGAGGTAAAATAACTGCTAATTGCTTTACTTCTGGATTATCAATAGCATCAGCCATCTCGTAATGAAATGGAGGTGTTTCACTTCTCATAAAATCATCAGGAAGAAATAACTTCCCAAATGCAATCATGTCTTTACTTGCTAGCTGAAGAGCTTCTTCCGCTTTGCTTATGTTTTGTATCTTGTTCATTTTTTAATATTTTTTCCATATACTTTTTGAGCTTATCTTCATGTCCATTCATACGAATGTATTTGTCAATAACATTATCCATCATCATAACATGGCGATGCAACATTTGTATTTGCATAGTTATTTCTTTAATTCCTCTAACTAAATCATGTTTAGACAATGTGGGTTTATTTTTAGCCACCTTGACCTACCTTTCTTTTTTTGTAATATTTAAGGCTAAGCTTGTTTCCAAACTTTGTATTTTTACTTTGACCCTGACGAGTCTTCTTTTTTCCGTTAGTTCTTTTTGCTTGAGGCAGTAATCTCTTCATTTACTTTTTCTTTTTTTTCTTCTTTTTCTTTGTTGTACCTGTTCCGTATGGCATTTTAGTTCTCCCAACAGTTTATTTTATCTTTAGTAAATTCCATAGTAATCCAACCCGTACGTTGAATCCCATAGAAATTGTAACGAGCATAGTCTGCGTATCTGAGGAACGACCCACCTCTTACAAACCATTTACGTTTTAGACTCTCTTCTCCTTCATCTATTGTCAATGAATCTATTGGCTTACAATACAACTGGTGGTTATGTCCTAAAAAGTAAACATCTCCATCACTATATACTGATGCCATTTGATTCAATTCCATGTCTCCGTTTTTAGCTCCACTTTTTCCGTGTCCACTAACTAGAAACCAATCTTTATCCCCAATAGTAATTTGTGCATATCCTGGCAATCTAAAATATGGAACATCCATTTCACTTGCTAATGTTTTACAAACATCAAAGTCAAGTATATTGAAACTTCTTAGATAGTCATGATTCCCGCCTCGTATAAATAAACACTTGTCCTGTATGGGTTGAACAAGTTTTAAGAACGAAAGATATTGTTCTTCTGGAGGAATTGCTTGTCCTCGCTGATTTATATTATAATTAGGGGGAATCAATTCTATCATATCTCCATTACCAAACCATCGTGCATTTGGGTCTTCATATATAATTTTTATCGCTTCCTGAAATTTCTTTAAGTCAAATTCGTGTGCTCCAACATGTATATCCGTTAATCCGTGTACACGCAATTTTTCATCACTTTTTACTTGGAATAACTTTCCTGGCTCTATGTGTTTTTTGTCATACTCTTTAACATCAGAAGATATTGGTATAGAAAACCATTTTCCGCAAGACTTACAACTATATTGTTGTTTTAAGCTTTTTTTAGTTCGCTTTTTACCTTCTTTTTTTGTCAACATACTACTACAATGTGGACATATCATTTGTTTTCCTCCTCGGAAGTTGTTTCTGGTAGTATAGCTCTTGACGCTCCTTCTATCTCGTCTGGACTAAATCCTTGGAACAAACCTACTACTCCAGTTTCTATTTTCTTAACTTGATTACCCAATGTACCAATTGCTTTTCCTAGTTCTTTTAAGGATTGCAACGCTATATTTTCGTCTTCGCTTGTATCAGCTAATTGTTTTAAAGAACCTAATATGTATGAATGGTCAATACCTAGCTCCTTAGCTATTTCTTTTGAAGTTTTTTCTATCTCAGTCATTACTCTCTCCTGTTTAAGTAAAACTACAGCTTTTTTTCTAGCTGTGTTACGATTTTTCTCAGTAAATGCTTTCATGTAAGCACTCACAGCATCTTTTCCTACTGCCACGCTCGTGGCGAAAATTTTTTCTCTGTTTGTACAATTGGACCTCTCCTTTACCCTAGATGAAGTATTCTTGATTTTGGTGCTAAATGTGTAGCGATTAGGGTGTTTCTCAAAGTCTGTGTCCATGTAAGATTTCTTAGAGTTGATAAATGTACCAACTATAGTTCTTACATACCCTTTAGATTGTTTATAATTCTTAGAATCTTTTGGATGCGATAGATTTTCTGAGACTTTAAGAAGTTGAACAATACGACCGTCATCACTCTTAACCCAATCACCCTCTTTTGCATCTCTCCATTCGGAGTGAAGTATCCCTTTGGGATGGTCCTTCATAAACTCCTTATTGGTGTCATAAATGTAATGTCTTTTATTTTTAATTTTTTTACTTTCCACGTTTCGCTAATTGTTTATGTAAGGATTCAATTAAACACATAACATCCTCATGAACCCAATGTTTAATTCCATTAATTTCTATAGGTACAGTACTTGTTCCTTCTTTAGCATCGTCTTCATCTTCTATTAGCTGCATTACTTCATGCTCGTCATCTAACTCATCAGATAAGATGCGTTCGAGCTTCACTAGTTTCTCTATTTGACCCAATATACGTTCCTGGTCTTCTAAAGGTAGTTTACTTAACCAATTAATTGATGTTCCCATACTTATTTTCCTTGACAAACATTGTTAAACACTTTATCTTAGATAGCTACTAGCATCTACTTTATCTACATATAGATACTATATATCTACTTAGATTTCTTTTTCTTTGGTTCTTTCTTTTTCTTTAAATCTTTAGCAGATGCCTTTTTCTTTTCAGATTCTATATGCTGAATAGCTTTTTCTAATAGTTTCTCATTTAGCTTGGCCTTTTCTGCTTCTTTTCTAGCGATACCAGTCAAACCTTCTCTACCGCTTAAATCTCTACTAGTTATATGTCCTTTAGCCATTTTATGCTCCTTGTTTCAACTAATCTAAGTATACCCCATGTTATTTGCAACAAAAAATTGTAGCATTTTGAAGTAGACCTATGTATGCACACGGGTCCCCCATTAATGGGGTTATAGTTATTTAATATTAACTTAGAAATCAGTACTGGAGGTACACAATGGAAGGATTTTCCATAAACCAATCAGTCTACGACGCAGCTATTGCACATCGCAATGCTATGTATGATACATTACTGGAGCAGACACTTAATGCTTCGTTCTTTCGTACAAGACGAGACAAGTTTGGTAACGTTACTCTACAATCTGCAGCAACACCACAGAATGCTATTTGGAAAGCTACCGAAGCTATACAAATGATTAATGCAGTCACAGTTGCTAAGCTGAGACCTATCCAAGATGACTCTGTTGAACATCAACAAGGATTCAAGGCATTTATGGCAACAGCTACAGGTAATGGTAATGTACAAGTAACACCACCTACGTAAGTAGTAATATATTGGGGCACTTATGTGTCCCTTTATATCTTTTTTTATATAGTTATACTCTTATTATACATAAAGAAGAAGAGATACATATAGATAGACTATTATATATACTTATGTGTATAACATGGGGATAAACTAGAATAGAATTACTTTAACCTATAAACTACATGGAGGTATGTATGTATATACGATTAGAGAAGTCCTTTAATGACTATCTTAGGATAAGTTATGAAGGCAACGGTATGTGGTATTACAGATGGAATGGGTTAGTTCCTGATGATAATATTAATACCTGGACTATGATTGATGTAGTCCTAGACTTTCTTAAAGAAGATATTCCTATTCATTATGGAGATATTGACTTTTAGGCGAGTGTTAGCCTTTCTTAATTGAGAGGCTTTAGAAAAATTTGGTGAAACTTATACCTCTTATGGGCGGTCGTAGACTATGTGAAGTAGTTGAAACGTGAAGAGTTTTATATTTAGCTACATAGTAGATTCAGTCACGGGAGATATAAGACGAATGAAATATTTGCACAAATCGACTATGTAAATCCAGGCATTAACGTATAAGTGTAGCCATTAGACAAATTAGATAAACATAATAGAAAAGAGGTAAAGATGAATATAATATTTATAGTATTAATTACAGCAGTGTTAGCGTATAACATTGGTGCGTATTACGGACAGAAAGAGTTAGAAGATAATTTTAAATTAGTTTCTAAAGAGAGAGATTATTACAAGCATACACGTCAAGATATAATTGAATATGATGAGCAAATGCAATCATTACTTGAAGAGGAAGGTAAAGTATGACTTATCATGAATTAGGATATGAACGTAGAGATAGATTGTTTAATGATTATAGAATGCTATACAAACAGTATTACGGTATAGACATGAGTAACTTAAAAATACGTAGGTTATTAGTTAATAATGTAACTGATAGAGGTTTAAAGGTACGTATTAGGGCATTAGAAATGTTATTAGAAATACACGATTAAGTATTTAAGGGGACAGGACCTACATCAGTTAGTAGTAGTTTTTCATTTACCTCGTCTTGTCCCTTTGATTTAAAGAATTAGATAGTATAGAAAGTCAATAGTTGAGCGTATTATAGTATTAATAGTAATATGTATTGTCAAGTTGGTTTTGGTAACAAGACCTATCCGAGCATACTGTAAAATGTAATAATTATACATTGAGGAAGTAACAAGGCGGCATTAATCAAATAAGCACACATGTAGGTTAGTCGCTCTAACAGCATGAGGTTAAGAGCCTGTTGTGAGATTAGTTTCAATAGTTATGCTATCTAAATATAAGAATTAAAATACGGCAAACCAAAGTAGAAAAGAGGTAGATATGAAGAAAAAAGATTGGAGAACATTTAATTGTAGTATACAAAATTGTAAGAATAAAAGATATAGTAAAAAGCTTAAACTATGTAAAAGTCATTATCAACGTAGTAAAAGAAATATAAAAAAGAGTTATAATATTGATAAAAGATTTAAACACGACCCTAAACATTATAGAGATTTAAAGATATTTAGAATTAAATATAAATATGTAGCAGAGTGTATTTTATTAGTTAAGTGGCAACAAGAATATGATGAAGCTGATGATAAGAAACGAAAGATTATAGAAGCTAGAAAAAGATATATAATCAGAAGTCAATATAATAGGCTTAGTCCAGATTTATTAAATAATTTTGACAGTAGTTCTGATATAAATTGTCAAGTTGTTAAAAATTATAAGAACCATATTAAGTATTTAGAGGCAAATGACTGGAGAACTAGAACTGTTCTTAAAGGTAGAAATAAAATAAAATACTTATCCCAAACCAAAAAGAAAGAAGAAGAAGAAAATGAGAATGGATAAATTTGAAAGATACAGAATGCAGCCAATGGAAAGTGACGAAGATATATGGAAGAGAGCAGAATACGTAGAGGTACAGAACGATAGAGAATCAAATCCAAGAGCAGTAGCAATAGTTAGAGCTTTTGGTAATTATAGGAAAACACATCCTTTAATTAAATTTAAACATAGGATACAAATGTTTATTCAAAGACTGAGATATGGTTGGAGTTATACATTTAATCCTTTAAATAGTGATTGGAAATAAACATGATAACATTTAAAACAGATACAAAGACTAATAAGATATTAAGACATCTTAAGAGCCACAAGAGCCTGACAAGTATGGAAGCATTTGAGCTATATCGTGCTACTAGGCTAAGTGCAATAATATTTAGACTTAGAGAAGAAGGGTTTGACATAAATATGAAAAGAATACAACACGCTGAAGCAAACTTTGGTAAGTATTCTATGCCAGACACAGAAAATAACCGTAAGATGATTTATGAGTATAGAAGGTTCTTATAAACCTGAATAGATGTTGACTATAACCTGAATAATTCATATATTGTAGACGGAGGAATCATGATTGATATTCAAAAAATATACAACGACTACTTAGAAGAACTACGCCATAAAAATAGAGAAAAGTATACTAAACATAAAGGTTGGTTCTCGGCTAGTGCAGCAGGTAGTTGTTTCAGAAAGCAATTACATAGATTACAAGACTTACCAATAAAGCCTATGGATGTTAAATCTAATAGATTATTAAGACTTGGAACTCTAGTACACGCAGACTTTGAGAAATCGTTAGATAAATACAAAGAAGGTAACTTGGAAATAGTTACAGAACACCGCATAGAGATGCCTGAGCTTAACGTAGTAGGTCATCTGGATGTAGGAGTTATAGATAAGGAAACAGACAAGATACACGTCTATGATATAAAGACAGCTGGAGCTTGGAAGTGGAGAATGAAATTTGGTAGAAATCCAGATAAGAATCCTAGTGTTAATTATGAGTTACAACTAGCTACTTATGGAATGGGTTTAGGACTAGAACATGATATTACAGATGTAGAATTATCTATACAATGGTATAATAAAGATAGTTCAATGATGAGAGAAGAATCTATTTCTAACCTCTACATAGATGAAGCTTTTGATTACTGGACACATTTAAACGAAGTAAAAGATGATGTCGAATCGCCTGAAGAACTTATACCAGGCAAACATGAAAATGTTCCTATATATAATTGGGAATGCAAGTATTGTGAATTTCAGGGTGAACATTGCCCTGGTCTTTATAGTGTGTAGCATTACTAATTAACTGATACGGAGGAAATACAGATGAGTGAACAGCAAGTAAAAACTAATGACGGATGGGTAAATGTAGATGATATACAATGTACCCATTGTCAAAGTACATTCATGGAGAACAAGAATTCTGAATGGATGAGTAGAACTCTTGATGATGATGGATGGTTTTGTGATAGCGAGGCTTGTCATTTTGACGAACTAAGAAATCACGTAGGCGAAGTTATATCATTAGAAGATGAGTTTAGAGACGAAGGAGAATAAGTAGATGTTAAGTAAGATTAAGGATATTGTATGTAGTATATGCAATATGGAACACGGAGATAAATATGGACATAATGCACAGCCTATTAATAATGGAAGGTGTTGTTCTGTTTGTAACATTGAGGTGGTTATACCGACAAGGATAAAACTATTTCAAGCACAATTAGATAATAAACCAAAAAAGAAAGAAGAGGAATAGATATGGGATTTGATTTATATGGTGAAGAACCAAAAAATAATACAGAATTGCCTAAATGGATACATGAATATCAAGATGATGAAGGTTGGGCTAACTGGGAAAAGATAGAAAAAGACGATAAGAAAGATGAATATTTTGCAGCAACTAACAAAAATGAAGAAGAAAACCCTGGTGTTTACTTTAGAAACAATGTTTGGTGGTGGAGACCTTTATGGAGTTATGCATGCGATATATGTGAGCCACATTTAAGTGATAAAGATTTAGCTGCTGGAGATTATAATGATGGCTATATAATAGATAAACAAACAGCTGCACTAATGGCTGTGTCATTAACTACAGCAGAACATGATGGTTCATTAGATATATATGTTAAAATGTATAATAAACAGTTTGATGAAGCTAGAGCTAATAACAAAGAAGTTGATAAACTTAAAGAAGAGTTAAGGCAAACTGTTATTAAAGATACTGGTAATAAAGATACTTACCCTGCATTGTATGAAGGTAAGCATAAAAGGTTATATGAAAGATTAACTGAAAAAGAAAACTGGGGTGGTCATTATCCATTTCATAAAGAAAATGCTATTGCGTTTAGAAAATTCGTAGAAGAATCAGGAGGATTTAGAATATGTTAGAAAATAAAGAGATTAAGAAAGATGAATGGATTTCATTTTTGGAAGTTAGACAAGACGGACAATATAATATGATGAGTCCTATGGCAAGAGAATCAGCTGGATTAGATAAAAATAAATGGTTAAAGATTATAAAAAACTTTGACGAACTATATGAGTATTGGGGGGATTTAAATGAGTGCACAAAATAATGTATTTGAAACACTAGATAAAGTAGATGTAAGTAAACGAACAGAAAAGAAAGGTAATTTTACATATCTTTCTTGGGCATGGGCAGTTAGAGAGTTACTTAAAGTAGCTCCAGATGCAACATGGGAAGTACATGAATACGATAGACATATGGGTGAAGGTTTCGGATACGAAAGACAACCTTATATGAGTACAGATGCTGGTTGCTTTGTAAAAGTAACACTAACAGTAAACAATATTGATAGAACGCAAGTTCATCCAGTATTAGATAATAGAAACAAAACAGTAGATAAGCCTAACGCTTTTCAGATTAATACGTCAATACAACGTTGTTTGGCTAAAGCAATAGCTCTACATGGTTTAGGTTTGTATATATTTGCTGGTGAAGATTTACCTGGTGAACCAGAAAGACTTAATGACGACCAAATTAAAGAGTTGTTAGGTTATGCTGCTAAACTAGACAAAACAAAATCAGAATCAATTGTTAAAAAGATTGATGACAACGAAATAAATGAATCTAATTACAAAAGTGCATTAGCTAAAGCTAAAAGATTGGCTGGTGCAAAGTGAAATTAGGTGACATAGTAAATAACAAGAAAATTAAGGTAGTTGAAGACTTTAGAAACGAACTATTTATTACTAATCAAGAATATATATTAGGAGTAAATGACGGTAAAGAGTTTAGAAAAGCTAAGTTTACAGGTAGTAAGATGTACAACGGAAAGTCAATGTTGACATTCTCTCTTGTGGATGAAAAGCTTTGTATAAACGCAAGTTATCTATCTTATGCATTAACAGAGCCAAAAGGAGACGAAGATAATGGGTAAACTGACACTAAAACAAGCTACCGACTTACGTGATAATGGAGTTTTGACAAATGAACAATTTGAAGAAATGAAAGAAAACGATTTAATAAGTGCAGGTAGAGGAACCAGTAGAAGATACATAAAAACAGGAGATAACACTTGGGTATCACCTATGTTGTATTTTGCTGGACTTAAAGGAGCAAAGTATTCTAAAGAGATGACTGAGCTTAAACATAAAATCAATGAAGTAATCATTGAACACACAGATGGGGAGAAATCATGAAAGAAGTAGACGCAGTATATAATGAAACCAAAGATGGATTTACACCAGTAGCTGAAGCAACTTATCCAGCTCACGTTAGTAAATTTGAATCTAACGAGTATAATGGAAGCACAGTATTTAATCTGAGCTTTCGTGTAGCTGATGAAGCAAGTAAGTTAGAAATTCCTAAGTTAGTGAAAACAGCTGATGGCAAATACGAGCCAACAGGTGATACCATTAATGCAGCATTTGTTGCAGGTAATGAGTATAGAGTTGACAAAGGCGTATGGCTTACACCGAATCCAGCAGAAGGAGACGGATGGAAAAACAGAAGATACAAAGAGTTCTTTGAAGGAATGAATGTAAAGTTCCCTTCAGACAATGCTGGTAATACGGTATTAGGTGAAGTAGAAGAGAACGACGTATTAGGTTTTCCTTGTTTAGTCGAATTAAGAGAAACCACTTTCACAAATAAAGAAGGTGAAGAACGTACATCACTAAAAGTTACCAACGTACATCCATGGGATGATGGTAAAAAGCTAGATACAGCTGAATTAGACGATGACGTACCGTTCTAAATAATTAAGGTAAGCACGATTTTGGTAAGCTTTTAAATTGATACCAGCTAACAAAGCCTTAATAAATTAGTGACAATAATCCCTTAGTGCCATTTATGGTTGCAAGGAATGAGTCATAACAGAATAGAGGTAGTTTAGTAAGGTCCTAAGTAGCTATTAATCATACTAAAAGCATAGGTGTATGACTTACATATTACCTCAGTTCTGAATAAGATTACTACAGAAGACGCACATGTAATCATTCCTTGTGATAGTTAAAGACCGATAGCTATTTAATACCAGGTACACAAGGTTTTGCCCTATTCTGTAGTAAAAATTAGACTAGATTGTTAATTGGATATTCTTCGTATATTATAATCACATTAACCACGATTTAGTCTATAGGATAAATAGTAGGCAACATACAATAAAAGTAGAGATGGGTGTTATTGTATTCCCTAACTTACTATCTTTCCTTGAAGTTAATTGATATATTTTGTAAATTATATAAGGGCTTAATTACTTCTTGGTCCAGGACTAAATCTACGTGAAATCCGTAGTTCCATGGAAAATAGAAGTTGTATTTTCGTAAATACAGTTTGGCTACGCTTAAGCCCTTATATATAAGATTGGAGGAACATGAGTAAACTTAAACAAGCACAAGAAATCTTTCGGATTCATACTATCTGGAATAATATAATAGAAGAAATCAAAAGAAAACTAGATATTGGTTCTAGCGATAAAGATATGATAGATGATATTGTGCATAACGAATGGGCGAAGGAAAAACGCAATGAACGAAGCAGTAGTAACAATTAGATTAAGTGATAACGAAATAGGATTATTAATAAATAGTCTTGGCATGCTAGAGTCAGCAGTTGTCCCTTGTGTAGATAATGGAAAATGGAAAGTACCTTATGAAACATTAAAGAAAGACTTAAAAAAAATACAGAATAAAGTAATAGAAAAAAGACGAGAGCATGAAATTAAATTAAACATGAGTAAATCATGATATGTTCTAAAGGAAAAGTTTTCCTTAAAGACTTAAAGCCTGGAACTCCATTTAAAAGTAATGGACAAGAGGGTATACTATTAAAGTGTGATATGAACGCAGATGTAATAATTACTGATGTGCCTAGAAATAGTCATTACAGTAGAAACGAAAGTTACTACAAAGGTAGACATAGTTGGTCAGCTCACACAGAAGTGGAGGTAACATGAAATGCGTAGCATGTGGACACGACAACACAAAAAAGTACAATCCAACAAGGCGTATCATTTCTCTCTTAGAAGAAAGAAAAGAGTTGTGCCAAAAAAGATTGAAAAGAGTTATTAAGTTAATTCGAAGCAATGTTAATTCTGATAGAGATAATCAGAAAACATTCTATTTCCTGCAAGCAATATCTAAGATACCTGATGAAACAATAGAACGTGTTGTATACAGATACAATATGGACGAACATGCGTATCAAGGTAAAGGTTTTGCGTATTTGCAAAAGATGATTACATCTGGATATGAGAATGAAAGTAAAATACTAAAAAATGAAATTAGAAAGTTTGGTAGAACACCAAAGAAAGTTAAAGTAGAAAAAGGAGAATATAAAAATGTCTATAATAGCAATGGAGGAAACACTCTTCCCAGTTAAAGAAATACCAGCAACATTTATGAAGGCTGAAGGCAAGAAAAGAACTTTAGTATCTGGAACAGGTCATAAGTTTATCGTAAGAGAAGATACAGGAGATGTATTATCTTGTATGTCAGACGAGTATAAAGTAGTAGATAATACTAGTGTTATACAATCAGTAAAGAAAGTACTTAAAGGTACAGGAGCAGCGTTACAAGAAGCAAAAACATTTTCAGGTGGACAACGTACATTATGGAAATGGAACTTTCCTAAAACTGAAGTAAAAGTCAATACAAAAGATATTGTTAACCCTCAATTAATTATACAAAATAGTTATGACGGAACTACAAGTCTTAATATAATGGGTGGAGCATTTAGATTAGTTTGTTTAAATGGTTTAACTATAGGTAATGTATTAACAAATAAGAAAGCTGTACATAAGAATAGTAATACTGAGATTGATAAAATAGAATCAAGTATTAACGATACTATTAAAATGTTAGTTAATATATTTGAAACAGAGT